TTTGACGAGATGTCAGGCGTATCGTTCTTGCCGCACTCTGATCACACTTATCAGCAAGCACCTTATCAGGACTGCAATAAGGATGAATATGATCAACTACTATCATCCATGCCAAAAAGCATTGACTGGACTAAGCTTTCAGAGTATGAACAAGAGGATAACACTGTAGCAATGCAGACTATGGCTTGTTCTGGGGACTCATGCGAAATCGTAGACCTGCTATAGTCAACGTAGCGACACCCTGTGTTAAAGTATGCCGTATAGATGATGACGGTTACTGCATGGGGTGTCGTAGAACACTAGAAGAGATACGTGATTGGGTAACTATGTCTGATTACGAAAAGAGTAAACTGAAATACGAACTAATGAGTAGAAATGTCTAAAGTACAAATTGTAGGTGCATCTGCTGGAACGCATCAATCTAAACATAAGAAGACTTCTCAATCAGGTAAAAAGAAAAGTCTAAAGCTTTCTAGCATGAACAAACACAAGAAAAGATCGTCTAAGATTTATAGGGGGCAAGGATGAAACACAACTTTGTTCTTATAGGACGTAAGGATTGCATGTATTGCAGTAAGGCAGTAGGGTTATTACGAGAAAAAGGTAAATCCGTAAACTACTACTCACTGGAAGATGCAAAATGGGTACTAGACTTATTCAGAAAGTCTGATATAAAGACGGTACCTCAAATATGGACTGCCGATGGTGAATATATCGGTGGTTATAACCAACTAGTAACATACATAAAAGGTGAAAAAGTATGATCGAATTTTTCGTAATCGCATGGATCGCAGTAGGCGTATTTCAAGAAGTTGTAGTTCCTGTAGGTACAGAAGCTATTAACCAAGCTACAGAAGCAACGCAGGGGCTGGTAACTAAAGCAGAAACGATTCTTAACTAAGGAGAACTAATGCAGTATCCTCTTTTCCAAGAGAATGTACGGTCTATCAAACCAGGTGATACTAAGGTGTGTAAGGATTGTAATGAAGAGAAACACTTAGATTCTTTTTACAACATGTATCACAGAAAAGATGGAAGCCCTTGCAAAGGTAATGTGTGTAATGCGTGTAAAGCAGAACATAAAAGGGTTCAAAGAGCGCTTGAAAAAGATGCAGGTTTAAAACCTACGCATTGCCAATGTTGCGGTAAAGAGGCTACTTCACTAATATTAGACCACTGTCATGTAGAACTAAAGCATAGAGGCTTTATATGTCATAACTGTAATACAGCTATAGGCTTACTAGGTGACAAACCAGAAGGTGTAGAAATGGCTTTAAACTATTTAAAGAGACATTATGAGCTTGACTGATTTCCCTACTAAACAGACACGCACTCGACGTAAGACAAACTATAAAGGTGCAGCTAAGAAGAACACATCGGGTTTTACACCACGCACAAACAATCAACGTGCTATGTGGGATTACTTAAAGACTCACGATCAAATATTTGTACTGGGTCCAGCAGGTACAGGTAAGACGTATGTTACAGCTACATTTGCTTCAGACTTATATACTCTTAAAGAGATAGATAAGATCGTTATAACACGCCCACATGTAGCTGTAGGAAAAGATATAGGGTACCTTCCAGGTTCACTAGAAGAAAAGACGTACCCTTGGGCTTTGCCTGTTTTAGATGTTCTTACAAAGCATTTAGGAAAAGGTGCTGTAGATACTGGTATAAAGAATGGTAACATCGAAATGGCACCTCTTGCATTGATGCGAGGGCGTAGCTTTGAGAGTGCCTTTATAATCGTTGACGAAACTCAGAACATAACAGTACACGAGCTAAAAATGCTATTGACTCGTGTAGGTGAAAATAGTAAAATTGTTCTCAATGGTGATGTTCAGCAGAGTGATTTGAAAGAATCGGATGGCTTATCAAAAGTCATTCACTTATCTAAGAAACATATGCTGGATGTTCCTGTTGTTGAGTTTGGGGTAGATGACATTGTGCGAAGCGGCATCTGTTCTGATTGGGTAAAAGTGTTTATGAAAGAAGGTCTGTAATGGCTAAAAAAGAAGTAGTAAAAGGTGTAACCGATTTTAATGTTGAGATTGCGGATAACGGTTTTGTTATCTCTTACAGCGGAGAAGACATTAACGGTGATTGGGCTAATGCTAAGCGGATTGTGGGTGACCATAATGCATTGACGCAAGCTATCATAAAGATCGTACAAGATATGACATGAAGTTAGAGCAAGAAGCCAAAGCTCATATGTACAATAAAAAGCAGCAATTCTTAGAAGCACTCAAAGAATATGCAGCCTACCTAGAAAAGTTTTATGACGACAACTTATATCATAGTCATGAACTAGAACAGGCAAGGACACAACTACAGAGTAGTACATTATGGGCAGCAGAAGCAGCAGATATGCACGGAATAAAGTAAGGGGGCCATTCGGCCCCCTCTCTCTTTACTTAGTCCAGTTTGTTGTTGCTTTGTAGTAGTCAACGTAGTCGAAGAACATACGTAACTCTGGGTATGTCATTTCCCTGACAGTACCGTCAAAGCCTTCCTCTCTCATAAGTTTTAGCGCACCTTTTTTCACATTCTTATCTACAGCAGATGCTTTACGGCGTATTGCTTCTATGTGTGATTCAGTGTCTGCATTCTCTAAGTATTTACGAATATCTTTTTTGATATCGTTAAACTCCATTTTCCAGATACGGCGTTTGTCTTGCTTAGAGCGTTTGTTGTACTCTTCATTGCTGAGCAGTGCCTCTGCTCTTTGGTTCAAGTAGGGTGCGATAGTCTCGTTAAAAGCTCTGTCATACGCAGCTATCTCTGTACGAGAGTTTGCCATATAGCGAGGTTCATCTAGTCTATCCAGAAGCTCCTCTGCAGGTGTGCGCCCCTCACGTATCTTTACTCCCAGCGCAGACAGGAAGGGGTTAGGGTCACGTAGGTCACCCTCTCGTGTAGCAACACGCAAGGTTTCACCTGTAACACCGTCCATCTCGCCTAGTAGTGCTTCTAACAGATTATCGACATACTTTGTAGATGTCACACCTACAGCCTCAAACCCTGTAGACTGACGCTTATCACGTACAGCGTCATTGTTAGCAACCATACCAACAACCTTATTAGCTGCATCTAGTGGGCGTGTGTAACCTGCTAAGAAGTTACCTGTCTGCATAGCTAAGCCGTTAAGGACTGCATCACGTTGACCACCCTCTTGGCTAAACAATGCTTCACCAATAGCACGTATATCATTCTTAAACTGGATATCCGATGCGAGTTGCCCGACAGCTAACTGTTCTAGTGTAGCCATCCATTGTTCACCTGTTACACCTCTACCTTTTCTAGCGTCATTAAGCATTCTTCCTGAAGCCAAGAACAAGGACATAGGGAAAGTGTTTTGGGCATCTACGATACGGTTTCCTACTTTAATATCAAAGGTACCTAAGTTATCTTTCTGACGCTCTTCGTCATACATGATAGCCATACCTAAGAAACTAGTACCTACAACACTACGAGATAAAGCCTCTACATGTCCTAAGTCCGTATTCTGCTTCATAATAGAACGTGCGTAGGGCAAATATCCTGCAACAGTCCACTGGTATGTAGATGCAACTACGTTATTCATAAACCGTCCAAAAGGTACGATTGTACCGAATCCAGGTTTACGAGAGATAGTCTCAACTAAGTCTGCAGCACCTTTCAGGAACTCGCTTCCATCACCCTTTGTGTAGTCCTTAGAGAAAACAGACTTGAGCGTTTGATCCATTGCCTTACCGACAATCTCTTCATCCAGCATATCTACACGTCCATTACGTAGCAGATCATCTAGTGGCATTTCATGTTTTAGACGTACCTGCTTGTCTAGCTCAGTCATAAACATAAGAGACTTGGTAATCGTGTCCTGTGCACGTACGCCTGCAGCAATGCTTGCACCATTCGCTGTAGCTTCTAGCCCTTTAATGATACCGCTTTTACGGTTGATGCCATAACGTGATGCGTTAATATCAACACCGCCTGTCAAGCTATCATACAAGATTCTACGTACATCATCGTATTCATCTAGAATCTTCATATATGCATCTTTTGTGGTAAACGGGTCTGCTAAGTAACGCAGCTTCTGAGTTGTCATATCTTTGTAGACACCTGCAAAACGCATGCTTTCACGTCCTGCTTTTGTTGCAGTGCCACCTTTTAGCATTGCTGTAGTGTACAAGCCTGTCATAGATAGAACATCTGCAATAGCTGTACCGCCATAGTACTGAGCAAAGCCTAACAAGTTGATTGCAGAAGTAGCGGGTGTAGAGACTAGCATACGGCGCCATAAACTCTGCATATACTCGCCATACTTAGCTTTTGTTGCAGGGTCTTCTAGCATATCGTCTGCTTGGTTTTTAATAATGTTCTCGCCATGTACAATACCTGCATCAATAGTGCGGCGTACCTGCGACATAACATTCATAGACTGTGCACCTCTGCTAACAGTGTCAGCAACTAGGTCTTCTAGTGTAGTAGTGATCTGTGTGGTTTCACCAATACGAATGCCTAATGAGGAAATCTTACTGTTGATGTTTTTAATTTGATCGTCAGACATGTAACGCATAAGGTTAGTCATAAGGTCTGTTACCTTCATGTCTTTCGGCAGCTTGATATTCTTATCTTTGTATATCTTAACAAGGCCACCCTTACCGTCTGCACCAAACATGATGTCTTTGATAAGCTCAACAGATGTAGGCTGATCTTCAAATAGCTCTTTACCAGATTTTACTTTTTGCTCCCAGCTTCTAACACCTTTGAATACTGCATCTACAGCATCTGATGCCTCTTTCTTACTTAGCGCTAAGTCTAACTCTGTTTTCATCTTTTGGCGTTGCTTGCCGATATCAATGTCTGCAGCAACACCTTCCAACTTAGATGTACCTTTAAGTGTAGTACCTGCAAGATGAATACCGCCAGCAACACCGCCTAGCAGTGAAGAGAAGGCTGTTTGTGTTGCACTGTATTTCTCTTGTGCGCCTACATCCATAAGCGTACTCTGGATCATCACATCGTGTAGCATAGCAGCAGTTGCATCTGTTGCTGTTGTAGCAATCAAACCACGTTTAGTTGCTTTCTTACCTAAGTCTTGCATGAATGCTTCTTCAGCCTTGCGCTTGATAGCAAAGTCATACAATTCTTTTTCTTTCTTTGCAGCTTTCTTTAGAAGCTCTTTACCGCTTTTCTCTCGAATGCCACGCTTTACGATCTGTTTAGATAATTCGTCCTGCGCTTTCTTGACTGCAGCATCACGCGCTTTAGTGTTCAAGCCTTTCTTAAGAGCCTCTTCACCAGCAGATTTAGCAAGCTCTCGAATAGCAGCTTTACCTGCTGTCGTAGCCCCTACTGCACTCGCTTTAGCGATACCGCCAGTAAGCAAGCCAATGTAGTTAGAAGGATCAGCTGCAGCAGCAAAGATGTAGTCTTTAACACCGTCTACAGCACCCATAACACCATCATTAACAAATACACTACCTAAGCGATCATATAACTCATACGCTTCTTTTGCACTCTGGCGTTTTCGATCATCACCGTTCATAATGTAGCGTGCTTCGCCAGCAGTACTTGCAATGTTTGTGTTGAACCAGCGCATAGAGTCCACAAAGTTCTCTACTAGGTCTGCCTCAGACACATCACGTACAGCGTCCTTGCCGTAGCGCTGGGCCATGTAGTTTTTAATTACACGAATGTTTTGAGGCTGAAGTAGATCATCTTTTTTTAGCTTATCATCTCTGGGTGTTTCAATAGCATCAGCAGAGTATCCAGATGGAGATGCCGTACCTGTATACTTTTTGCGCAGCTTTTCAATACCCGTAAGCTGTTCATCAGGCTGCAGGTATTTGTTACGTAAATTGTCAACACCCATTACTGATCATCCTCTGGTAAATTTACACGCATTGCTTTGATTATGTTTTCCATACTTACAGAGTCAGCAAGAGATACAAGCTTAAGATCGGTAGCATTATCACTAAACCATGCTGCAATTTCTTGGCGAATGTCTTCATCAGAGTCGCCTCTCAAAACACCTGCATCTGATAAGTGGTTTAGTAAGTCTTCACCATACTGCTTTAAGAAGTTGTTGCTCTGACCTGCTACCTCTTCTCTGACAACCTCTTCTTGTACAGGCTCTTCGGGTGTCTCTGCTGTAATTGTGTTAGTAGTTTTAGCTTGTTCAATAAACTGATCGTATGTTATATCAAGTGCAGCTTCTACAACTTGTTTGGTTTCTGTAACAGAGAGCACACCACCATCACCATCACGTAGCACGACATTACCATCAGGTGTTTTTACTGTCTCAAACTCTTCGTCATCAATAGTCAGAGTACCCATAGCTTCTTTTGTGAATATCTCTGGAAGTTCTGACACTTCAATAGTAGAGTCTAAACCCAGCGCTGCATTTACATCAGACACAAGGGTTGAAACCTCATCACGTGGTTCTGCTTCTACTGTAGGCTTATAACCAAATGTCTCTAGAACAGGTGCCATATTCTTAAGATAGCTCTCTCCGTATAGGGAAATCTGACCATTCACGTGTAGCTGTATCTGACGCTGAATAACTTCGTCTAGTTGGGCTTGTAGCTCTTCCTGAATGCGCTTACGGTCTTTAGGGTCTACTGCATCAATGTCTGCCATCTTAGTTTTAATAACATCATACTCAGGCAACAAACGTGCTTCACGTACTACGTCAACAATATCAGAACGAGCCTTATCAAAGCTTGCAGGATTGAACCGCTTAGGTGCTACGTATGTCAAGAAAGAGGTAGGGTTTAAGCTTTCGTAACCGTCAATGCTACTGATCTCAGCCATGTCAAACACACTTAATCCAGTATCACCTACCATCTCTTTGTCTAGTTCAGCACGAGCACGCTCTTTAGCATCGTATCCAAATGCTTTAGCAAAGAAGCTAGATTCAGGTGCTTTAACATCGCCTGCAGTAAAGCGTGTTTTAGCAATACCGTAACGATCTTCAGGGTTTAGATTGCCTGTAGCTTTAAATGCCTCTGGTAACTTAACGTAATCGCCAACCAAGTCAGGTGTGTACTCTGTACCCCAGCGCGTTTTTAGATCGGATAGTTCTGCTACAAGACGCTGAACACCTTGTGGTCCTGCATCAAGTGCAGCTTCAATCATTTCATCTGTAGCATGTAAGCCTTTTGCTTGACCTATAAAGCCTTGCTGTGTTTTAGCAGCACTACGAAGCTTAGACAGCTTAAGCTTGTTACGCTCTGCTTGCTCTTTAAGCTGTTCTCTGTAGTCTTCTGCTTTACTCTTACGCTCATTAATGTATGAGGCAGTGTCTCTTAGGAAAGCCTCTGCAAATGCACTCCAATCAGCCATTACATATCTCCTTTAGCCATAAGGCCAGTTGGTTGCTCTTCAACCATAGGCTCTTCCTGTTGCATCTCTTCTGGTTCCGCTTCGCTCTCAGCCATTTGCTCTACAAGCTCTGCACCCTCGTCTTGTGTAGGGTTAGATTTAAGGTAGTCTTTTAAGATATTCTTAAGACGAGTTTCAGCTTTTTTCTTCTTAGCTTCACTTGGGTCTACCATAGTTTCTTTAACTTCGATGCCGTAACTGTACATAGCAGACTTAATAAAGGTTCCTACAACAGGACCAGCAAGCATCCCTGCCTCTACTGTATGGACGCCTTTCATAGAGCCTGTAAGCATCATAGTCTCTACTACGCTTTCTAGGTCTGCACCCATATCAAAGATAGCAGCCAAGTCATCCATAACGTCTTCTTTGGCTAGTTTTGAGATGTAGTGTTTAACAACCTCGCCTGTTTCCACAAGCTCTGGTGGACGTTCCCAAGGTGAGTTTTTAGGCGAGTCTGTAAGAGACTGACCAGGAATAGGACGTGAGAAAAAGTCTATCATTTTTATACCTTACTTAGCAAAGCCAGCACCGAAGTATAGTCCTACGATAGCTGATACAATATGAGTGTCTAACGGGGTTATAACAAAACCTTGTGCGTATTTCCATTTAACTACTTCGTCACCTGGCCCAAAGATAAAGTCTAAGAACCCAGTCTGAATCTCTGTATAACCTACGATAACACCTACTTCAGGGTAGAACACAGCGACTAGTTTTGGTAAAACGATTATAGCAAATACAGATGATAATGCAATAAGTCTTCGTGTCCAAGCAAAATGTTTATCCTTCTTGCCTGCATCACGTGCCATAGCTACTTGTTTGGCGTTGAAGTTAGCACGTTCCATAAGCATCTTTTGCTCTTCTTGACGTGCTTTAATACTCTGACCCCATATAGACATTACCCCACCTAACACGGTAGAGCCTAGCATTGTGATCAGTTCTAGTGGTAAGCCTAACATATTACAAGTCTTTCTTTAGAACAGCAGCTTCTCTTTTCCTACGAGAAGGGTATTTATCGCCATAATTCATAAGATTGCTATAGGCGTCTTGCCATTCACCGCCTGTTGTCTGTCTCCAGAAATTATGTCCAAACATTTTCTGTCCGTACTGGTAGTATACAGATGCTACTGCTGTCGCCTTGCCTTCAGATAAATCCTCCCACTTCACAGCAGAGTCTTTATTCCATCTGTTTTTAAGGGTTCTAAATTCTATCTTTTTAACATACGTATCTAGTTTCTTGACTTCATCGGCTGTAAGAGTCAAGGGTTTTTCTTTTAGGGCAGCTACAGCAGAAGCTCTTTTCTTTCCAAAATAAGGTTCTAGTTTATCTACTAGTGCATCATCCCCTAAGTAGCGGAAGTAGTTTCTATCTTTAGAGCCTAGATCAACACCTGTACCAACAGTAACTCCAGATTTATCTAGCACTTCACCCTTTTTATTTTTTGGTACGTATGCTGTCTTGATAGCTTTACCTTCTTGTTGACCCAGGAAAGTAGTGTTAATATTAGTAGGCATATCATCTAATTCCACCTGTCTATGACGGGGACGACTCATAAGCCCTGTATCTTGAGCAGGCTCTTCTACTACAGGTTCTGCTGCAACATCTGCTGCCGATTTAATTGTTTGACCTGTTTCAGGATCAATAGCGGGTAACTCTTCTGTTGTGACAGGTGTTTCCTCTTCTGCAACAAAGTCACCTTGCTCTTCTAGCATTACAGGTACATCACGTAAAGATGTCTCAATACCCCACTGCTCTCTGTAGGATGCGGCATCGTCTAGCCCTTCTATGATATCTCTTGCGTATTCAGGACTTACTTTTGAGTATTCATCATAAATGCTTAACTCTATATCATCGCTAACAGAAGCAGCTTTGGGTTTGTATGCCTCTTCTTCGTCTAGCCAATATGCTTTCAACATATCTGCCATTTCTTGATAAAAGCTTTTACCCTCTTCTATCTTTTGCGTAGAAGTCTTATCAAATAAACCTTGAGGCTTATCTTCTTGCTCTCTCATATAGGGTGTTAAATCAAAAGAATATGTATCAGCCATATCAATACCTTTATTATCGTAAAATAGCAGCAGCAAAGCTACCAATAGCACCCCATAGACTCGAAGACTTTTGCGCAGAGGCTGCTGTCTTGGCGTCATCAGATGCGATTTTTGCGATTGCGAGTTGTGTAGCTCTATCTGCGTCATTGTTTGCTGTCTGCCATGCGAAACTCATTAAGTCACGTGTTTCTTGCATCAAAGCATTGAAAGCTAAATTAGATAGCTCGTTAGCAGCTGCTGCATCTGCACGGTTAGCTTCATTGATTGCAGCTGTATCCGTTGTTGCTACGCTTTGATACCACTGCGTGTTAGCCTGCTCAACCACAAGAGAGTTAGTTGCGTTGAACTGGTCACGCATATTAATAATTTCTGTATTAAATTTCTCTAATACATTAGCCTCGCCAGCATTGAACATCTCTGTTTTATTGGTTTGCTCACTGTTAAACATGTTAATTGTTGAGCTTAAGTTAGAGAAGAACTGATCAACCTGCATTTGACTAGATGCATTAAATTGTTTAGCTGCGTTTTCTGCAGCTTGGTCACTTAGAATAGTGTTAACGACAGACTGCATCTTGAACATGTTAGTCTGCTGATCATTTGTCAAATTAGACATATCCATCTGCAAGAAGTTTTTAGCATTCTCTACTTGTGCCATTTGACGATTGTTTAAGTTCGTCGTATCCATAGAAGCAATAGTGGCTGCATTCTGTAGGGCTACAGCAGAGTTTGCATCCATCTCAGCCAAACCAATAGTCTGCATCATCTGAGAGTTAGCAATCTGGAATTGTGCATCAGTGTTAAATGTAAGATTATTAGCCTCTGCAAACTTTTCAGCATTCAACACAGCTGACTGTTGTTTGTTGCTAAGTTCTTGACCACGTAGTGTTGCTTCAATCTGTACGTTAGCCAAGGCAGTCTGTTGACGATTGGATAGCTCCTCTATATCTACTGTTACTTTATTAGTTGTATTAAAGATACGTGCTTGTTGTTCATTAGTTAGCTCAATCTGACGCTCTTCTAGGATAGATGAAATATTGAATAGCTGTGTTTGTTGACGGGCATCAAGCGCACGGCCTTCTAGGGCAGCTTGTGCTACAGCATCTTGGATGAACGCCTGTTGCTTAGCAGATGCATCAAACTGTGCAGCCTCGAAGTCCTGTGTACTCTGTAGTACAGCCATTTGCTGTTCATTAGAAAGCTCTTGACCTACAAGTGCTGCCTTGACCTGTAGTGCTGATAGCGCTGTCTGCTGTGCGTTAGATAGATTAGCCATTTCTACAGAGAGGTTCTCTGAAGAGCGTTGTAAGACAGCTTGCTGAGAATTGTTCAAGTTAATGTTATTCTTCTCAGCGTACTTAGCTGCATTCGTCAAAGCAACCTGTGTATCAATACCAAGTACCTGCTCTTGTAGACCAGCTTTAAACTGAGCATTAGCAAGTACAACCGCTTGTTGGTTTGACAAGCTCTGTTGTTGTAGAGCAAAGGCATTAGTTGAGTTTTGTAGAGCTACAGCTTGGCGGTTGCTAAGGTTTTGCATTGCCATGCCTTGTTGTGCAGCAGCATTAGCTAGAGATACCTGTTGACGATTGTCTAGGTTAGCCATGTTCATTTGCTGGAATGTAGCTGCATCTTGTTGTGCGATAGGTAGTGCCGACTCCATCGTAGCCTGTACGATAGCTGCAGCAGCCATAGAGCTACCACCTAAGCCACGTGCAGCCATAGCCGAATTAGCCGCACGTAGAGCACCAGCAGCCCACGTAGGCGTACCATCATTAAACTGGTTCATCAAGGATTCCATCTGACCTTGTACAGTAGCCTGTGCAGGAACAGAACCTTGAGCCGCTTGTGCAAGCATTGTCTGGTTAAATGCACCTTGAGCCGCCTTAGCTTTAGCATCCTCATTAAGAGTATCCATAGTAGCAGCAATAGCTGTTACAGCCTTTACTGTCTCTGTAATAGACTTAGCGTTAACAAGCTCTTCAGCACCTACTGAGCCTTGTGCGCCCTCTACCATAGACTGATACATAGTAGTTGCAGCTTGTGTGTCAGGGTACTCTACTAACTTAGCTGCATCCTGTACATTTGTAGCAGACATAGATGCAATCTGTGTAGGGCTAAGGTTGTAGTAGTCTTGCGGTTGAGCTTGTGGTGTTTGACCACTAAACTTAGCAGCTTCTGCAGCAGGGACTTCACCTTGATAAGAAGCCGCTTCTGCAGCAGGCATCTCGCCTTCAAGAGTCTGACCTGCAGTAAGTTCCTCTGGGGCTACTTGACGTTGACCTGCTACAACACGCTCAATGCGATCTTCAGCTACTTGTTGTTCACCAGCTAAGGCACCCTCTGATACCACACCTTCTTGAGGTGTTACTTCTCTGGATACATCACCTACAGCAGGTGCTGCATCTTCTAGCGCTGCTTCTACGCTAGGCTGAGCCATTGTTGCTTGTACTTGTGGGGGTGCACCTGCAATAGGTGTATCTACGCCTACAGGGGCTGCAGCTTGTGTTGTGGTTGCTGCAGGGGCTGTACCTACCTGTCCAGTAGCAGTATCCATAAGCTGATTAGCATTTACGCCAATCTTTTGCGTTTGCTGCTGTTGTACAGCTGACATAGGGTCTGTTAAACGACTACTAATAGCCTCTGCTGTAGTAGGCATGTTTACAAGTTTGAATTGCTCTTGTGCGCTTAAGAGCTTTTCTTGCGCTGGGCCAAGAGCTTGCTCTGCATTCTGTACGGCTGTTACCAGTGCAGGGTCTGACGGGTTTGCAGCTTGTGCAGCTTTAGCAGCATCTACTGCTTTAAGCTTATTAGCATAATCAAGTTGTGCTTGGTCTAAATCAGTGGGGGGTTGATAAGGACCGCCATAAACATCATCATTTAAAGGAAGCCCACCTTCTGCATAGCCTTGCTTTTTAGCGTAGCCACCCTGAGCCATAGCAACACGTTGTTGTGCTTTTTCTGTCATCATACCTACACGAGCAGCAGCGGAAGGTGTAGCAGCTAGATATTTCTGCTGTTCATCACTTTGCATTCCAGCCATCTCTGGTACAATTTTACCTAACTGCTCTGGGGTAAACCCTGCAAAACGTTTAGCCATAATTATTGTTTCCCTATTTGCATATATACTGCAGTTGCGATAAAGCCAAGGATAGCTACAGTAGTAATTTTAACGAATGTATTCCAAATACTTTTACGAGTATCTTTCCAAGTATCTAATAGATTGCGCATCTCACGTATGTCTTCAGCAGCTGTGTCATCGTGTAACCCTAGCTGATTTATTATCTCTTTAGCGCCACGCTTTGCTGCCCTGTCAAGCATAGCTTCTAATTCTTCATGTGTCAAGTTAATATCAGACATACCGCTACCCTATTTTATGGCTGTGTAGGCCAAGTTACAGAAAGAGGGTAACCATCTTGATCTGTAATGTCACGTAATGCCTGACGATAAGTAGCCCAAGCAGCCTTAGTACTATCATCAAGCGATGTGTCTGAAAGCTGTGTCCAGTCTGTGTCAGTCAATAGTTTGTTGCGTTTATTTAAGATGTGCATCTCTGCTGTAGATTCATCATAGTTAGCAATAGACCATACACGTGTCCACACACCATTCACCTGCTGTACTACGCTTTGTAGTTGCTGTGTTAGCGTGTCTCTTTCAGGAATAGCACCTTCAGTAACAGGGTACATATTATATCCTGCTAGTAGCGCATCGCTTAACTCAGCAGGAAAAGATACTCCAGGGTTGTCTTGCTTTAGATCATATGTAGTATAAGGAAATTTTACTACTGAATTATTTACTATTTTAGCGTACATATTTATGCCTCTTAACTATCAAACTGATATACGTTATTACTTGCTACATCACAAACGTAAAAGCTGGAATCTAGGTCACCTAAAGCTATAGAGTTTAAATTACCATTGTATATCATCTTACTGGAATCAAACTGAGCGCTAGATATATCCCATCTTGTAGGCAGGACATACTTATCAATCCTACGAAACAGAAAGTCTGAACTGTCACGTGTCAATACATAGAAAGACCTACCATTGTCGCGTACACAGAAGTCGTACTTATAGTCGGTATTCCCAAAAGTATAAGTGGCTACTTCTGTCATGTTATCCATCTCAGCATAGATATTGAACTTAGAGTCTAAATCATACTGGTAAATCTTATGGTTGTCTCTGTCTAAGATAAAGGCTCTGTAACCCTCTTCATCAAAAAAGATTTTATCAGGGTCATAAGGCCATTGCCATTCGGCTGTTGTAGTATAGTTTATCTGAGTATTACCATCAACAGTATCTACTTCATAAGCTGTGCCGAAAGAGAAAGTCATAATATCGTTACGGTCAGTATCCATATTATTGATGATAAATCTATTACCTCTATTTTCTACACTCACACTCCATGTCAGCGCACCTGACCAGAAGTTATCAAAGAAACCTGCGTTTTTGGTACCTGTAGATACATCCCAGCTTGTAGATAAGTCATATTGAAATACATCTGTGCTATAATACTCTGAAGCATATAGCGCTATACCATCATTGGTACGACCCGCACTGTCGTCCTTAGCAAACGTTATATCTGTAGGGTAAAAATTTGTGTTACTGGTTACTCCAGTAGCTAGGTTTAAAACACCAGAATCAGAGGGTACAGACCTTGAAGAGCTTCCTAAATCAAAAGCTGTAGATAAGTCAAAGCGTTGTAGGCGGCTGCCATATCTATGCCTATAGTTGGGGGTACAAAGAAGCCAAGCCTTGGTACCTGTAGAATTAAAGTATAGTCCTTGAGTCCTTAGCAGATACCAATTTTCCGAGGTATCAAACCACTGGCTTACAACATGTTCTGTTTTATTACCAGAGTTTCTACTAGTTATATCATATGCGGTATCACAAGGTACTTGCAAGACGTATTGCACAAATGAGCTACTAGGGTTATGATATGTTAAAAAGAAGTTATCTCCTGTAGAATCCCACTGTATAGTACCTAAATAACCAGTGCCTGATGTTATGCCACTATCTAGGTATAAAGTATGGTAGCCTGCGCTTGTAATAGTAGTTATATCCCATGCAGTAGTAAGAGCAGCACTTCTTAAATAATGAACATTATAGTTGTATTGAGTAAAGTAGGCACGTGTACCGTCACCATTGAACGTAAAAGAGCGAGGTGAGCTATTAGTAAAAGTACTAATAGAGGCGTAGCCTTGATACGTAACAGTACTGTTTAGATCATAAGCTGTGCTAAGGCTAAATTGAGTAACATAATCATTGGTAGTTGTCAGTACATAAAGCTGTGTTCCATCAGACTTAAAGTTAAAGTCTCTGATATTGCTACCAGAACCTACGCTGCTAGTACCCGATAAATCTAGTATTTTATCTACTGAAAGATCAGAGAAATCATTTGCAGAAGACATACTAAATTGCCATATTTTAGTACCTAGTGATACATATAGCTTTGTCCCTGCATCGTTTACTTTGAACCCCGTACCTATATCTCCAAACTCACCTGGAAAAGTAAGATACGGAACAGTAAAAGCAGGGGAGAAATCGTCTAACTTTATATCATCTACTGATGTTTGACCGCCTGCGCCTTGAGAACTATGAAATAGCATTATTAGTTGCTCCCTACTACTGCACCATACACAGTAGAGCCGACCTTCCATAAAGAAACTACAGTATAACCAGTTAGTGCTAGTGAAGGTGCTAGGCCAAAGTTATTCACCCAAGAAATAGTAGGCCATGTAACTGTGAACCCAGTACCGTCATTAATCATCAGAGTAACTGCTTCGCCTTCGTTTAGGCTCTCTGTTAGTGTAGTATTAGCTGTAAGGTCTTTGTATTGAATAGTACCATTAGATGCGGAAATAGCTGTACCTGTAAGGTTGTAAACTGTCTCGTCAATCTTACCATTTACTACAAGAGTTGTTGCGGTTACGTTACCTGTAATATCGCCAGTAACATCACCCGTCACATCACCTGTTACGTTTCCTGTTACGTTACCAGTAACATCACCCGTCACATCACCTGTTAAGTCTGCTGTAACAGTATTAAACGTTACATCGTCTGTAGTAGCTAGACTCTGGTTAGTGTCAGATAAGTCGGTTGCAGCAATAGTAATGTTTGCAGTACCGTCAAAACTAACACCTGCAATAGTACGTGCTGTTTCTAGGCTTGTAGCAGTACTTGCATTGCCCGTAACAGCACCTGTAAGGTCACCTGTCACGTTGCCTGTCAGACTACCCTCAAAAGTACCTGCTACTAATGTTTCAGAGCCAACAGTCCATTTATCAGCTGATTCATCCCACAAAAATGTTTTATTAGCCGCATCACCACGCTCAATCTCAATACCACCATTTTCTGTTGGTGTTGATCCACTAAAGTTTGAGTTAAGCACAATCTGATTGTCTGCAATGTTTACAGTCTCTGCATTAATAGTTGTAGTCGTGCCAGATACAACAAGATTACCTGAAACAGTGACATCGTTAAAGGTTACATCATCTGTAGTGGCTAATGATTGGTCTGTGTCGGACAGGTCTGTTGCTGCAATAGTGATGTCAGCAGAACCGTCAAAGCTGTTACCAGCAATGTTACGCGCTGTCTCTAATGTTGTTGCTGTACTTGCATTACCTGTCAATGAGGCAGTTACACTATTAAAGGTTACATCGTCTGTAGTGGATAAGCTTTGATCTGTATCAGAAAGATCAGTAGCTGCAATAGTAATATTGGCTGAGCCATCAAAACTATTACCTGCAATAGTACGTGCGGTTTCTAGGGTTGTGGCTGTACTTGCATTACCTGTAAAGTTAGCAATAGTAAGACCGTCACTTGTATCAACAATTAAGGTTGTACCATCACTAGCATAAACATTACCTGTAACATTCCCTGTTAAATTACCAGTGACGTCACCTGTTAAGTCGCCTGTCACATCTCCTGTAACGTCACCTGTAAGATCGCCCGTTACATCACCTGTTACATTTCCTGTTAGAGAACCACTAAAACCTGTATTAGCTGTAATAGTAGTACCTGTAATGAGATTAGCCGTTGTGTTACCTATAACAGCATTATTAATAGTGCCTCCTGAGATAGCAGGGGCAGTAAGTGTCTTACTGGTAAGAGTTTGTGTGCCTGTAAGGGTTGCAACAGTAGAGTCAATATTTACAGTGATTGTGTTTCCAGAACCTGCTGTATCAATGCCTGTGCCGCCTGCAACAGTCAATATTTCACTGTCTAGATCAATACCTAAAGAACCGCCTGTGTCAGCTTGAAAGTCAAGGTCTTGTGCAGTGACTACACCATCTACGTATGCCTTGATAGACTGCTGCGTTACCAGTGCAGTAGCGCTATCAGAAGTCATAGTGTCTTCATCTAAAATAGTAGTGACAGTTACGCCAGTACCCACTTTTAGGCTATCTGTATCAACAGTGCCATCAAACCAAGCGTTTTTAAACTGTACAGTATTTGTACCTAAGTCTAGTGTGTTAGTTGTTTTAGGTGTCAGTGCAGTTGCAGATACAACAAGGTCTTGTACTGGTCCTACCTTTGTAATAGCTACACCGCCGCCTGCAGTACCATCGTGACTATGGCCTGTAGAGTTATTAAACGCAGTCTCAAGAGCGTCAAACTCTGCATCAAGATCATCTGCGTCAATAACGTTACCGTTAGCTATCTGGTTTGTTACGTCTTGTCTACTGTAACCTGCCATATTAAGTATCCTTACTGTCTATCGTGCTGCATATATTCAAGTATAGCAGAGTCCAATTTGTGAGTAGCGTTTAGTGTACTGTCTGTTAAGCGGAATGAAATAGTTCTTCCTGAACCTATCAACGGCTCTTTAATTACAGACTCGTTGATACCACCATACGATGCTGTGTTGAATTGAGAATTAGGGTCACCATAAAAATAAATATTGTTATCGCCTGTAGTAATCTCAATAGAAGGCGGTTGTTGAATGTTGCGTTTATTGTATTTGATATAGTCATAGCGAACATCTAGGTTAGCAGTAAAGTCGCCTGTAGGGTCAACATACAAAGATATCTTATAGAACGATTTACGTATTTGAGGGTCTGTAATAGGCATATAAGGTGTTTCAAATACAGAACGTATAACTTCACCATCTCTATTATAACCATCTTCTAAGCGGTATATATAACCTGTATCATTCCCAAAGAAGACATACTCGTCAAAGCCTTTGTTGGCACTATCAATAACGTTTACTTTAAACCCTACAAGCTCTGCCCATTGGATAGACCCTGCACCCTGAGATGAAAACTTTGTAGCTAGAAAGCCTCTAGAAACGTTTTGACTTTCTGCCTGTCTATACGCAAAGATGCGATATTGTGCTTTCTGTCTAATAACAGCAGAACAAAAAGAAATACCTTGACGGTTAACAAAATCATAGACACTTTTAGAGATAGGTGAAGAAGCAATGTCTAGTCCAAAGTCGCCAATACGATCTGTAGCGCTTAGTAGGCGAATACCATCAGGTGCCAGATAGATGATATCACCGCCAATCTCTTGGATAGTGTTACCGTCCAAGCAACCAATGTCTGTTGTAATAGGCTGCAGTTGATAATCTGATGTAGTAGAACCTACAAGTTTTTTAATGCTGTTTTCACAAAAGATAATAAGCTGCTCACGAAAGACTACTAGACCTGTGATAGCTTCACCTACGTTGATTGTACCTGCACCGTCAGCAACATTATAGTTATCATAAGAATAGGGTGCTGTAAAGATAAGGTCATTTCCTACTGCAAAGAACAGCGTATTCTTGAAATTAGCAACATGTTCTGCAGCTTCGATATCAGAGGAGTCAGAACTTGTTAAGAATGCCAGAGAACCTGTAGACTTTGTGTACACTGCAGGGTAGTTGGCACCATCTACAAACACCGTAAACTCATCGTTAGAAAAGTTAAATGTAGTGTGACGTACTTTATCGCCTAACTCTGTGCCAGCACCTAAAGATGTCCACCCTGATCCTGTGCTGTAGTAGTACTCTATAACAGAGGGTGTACTTGAGTTACCTCGTGCAGCAATGACACCGTTTTCTGTAACAGCCTTAACACAAACAATAGAACCTGATGCTGGACCAGGAACTAGTGCTGTATCAAATTTAGTAAAGCCTAATACCTTCTTGTAGCCACCTTCTTTAGAAGGCTCATAGTTTTGAAGTATGGTAGCAGAACCTACAGCCTCAGTACCCTGCTGTAGCTCTCCCATATTGTTTATTAGACCACCCCTAAATTGTATAGGAAATGTTTGCCAATTAGTTGCCATAATGGGTAACTACCTTACTTTAAAATACGGGTATCGCGTAATGATTCTACTCTATTGATGTATAAAGTACGCATGTTCTTGATGCCTTGCTGGAAACGATTTAATGCTGCCTGTGCAGACTGCATATCGCCCCTGAACTGGTACGTGTAGTACATGCTACCATCTATAATAACATGTCTAAATTGTTCTGGTATAGCAGGTACATCATCATGCTTCTGTAAGTCAAAGCCTACAGTGTAATATTCGTAAACTAGTTCATACTCTTTGTCTGGGGGTGGAGATAGCACTAGCTCTTGGTTTGGCGCCCTAGAAACATACATAGGTACACTATTAACGCTATTACTAGAGTTATATTCATAATCTACGTATTTGTCAAGGTATTCTTCATAATCAAGTACTTTTAATTTACGTGTATCGACTGATAAGTCGGCATCACGCTTGATACGGAAAGTTTCCATAGCAACAGTTTTAGCATCATAAGGATAGCTATAACGAGACTCACCTACAGACAAGATTTCTGTTTGCTCTATATGATTCCAAGGCCATTGAAATTCTTCTTGATGAATGTGTCTAATAGCAGAATTTACAGCATCTTTAGCAAAGCTGTAAAAACCTACTGCACCAGAGAAGTCGCTAGAAGTAAGCTCCACCTCGTTTAAACGTCTGTTTATGTCGTTTACTAGACCTAAGTAGTTGTAAGCCATTTACTTCTCCCGTACACGTAAAAACACAGAGCGCTCATAAATAAGAGACTCTGCTGTGTTTATCTTACACGTAATCTTGTAGCGTTTATTGTTAGTACCTAAAGATAGACGAATTGTAGCTACTGTATCTGTATTTGTACCTTGAACAAACTGAAGTCCATTAACTACTTGAGAGTTTGCTACTTCTACTTTAGTACCATCTGCATTATCAATATACCAGACAACGCTTAAAATAGTATCATCACCCAAGAAACGGGACCAGTCTATGCTGTAGTCCAGTAATTCATCTTTATCTTTATCAGGCCATTTATATGACATCTCAATTCCTTTACGATACTATTTGAATAGTTCTGTTGTTGTCATAAGGTGCAATGTGCACAGTTCTGTTATCGCTTTGTACATAAACGGTGTTGTATTCAGGTGCATCTAAGTAGTTTACGATATAAACAATTCTACTTCTGTCATAGGAGTCTTCAAAGACATCATAATCAAATCGTACCGCTGTAGGTGTCTCACCGTCTACGTAAAGCGTTGCTTGGACGCCACCTATAACACTGCTTGCTTGTGCATCTACATCAAAGAAATCATTTATAGACAGGTTGCTAGATGTACCTGTTATAGAGATGTTTGATTCTGCATCGTATAACAAACTCTCTGCTGTTAATGTACCCAGCGCTGGGCGTAGTATCAGAGAGGCTTGTGCGTCATAATCAAGAGTACCCGCACTTGTTTGCCCTAATACAGTAGGCGGTACGGCAGATGCTCCTGCTGATGTATCTACGTCTTGTGTAGTAAATGTAGCAGATGTACCTGTAGTAGAAGCAGATGCTTGTGCGTCAACATCTGAGAAGTCAGACATATACGTGAACATCGCTACAGATGGAAGAAATACATTACCTTCTGCATCAAACAGGATAGCTAAGTCTGCTCTTGTCAGCGTTGTATCTAACGTTATTTTAGCTTTTGCTGTGTTAGATGTCAAGTCTTGCGGCTGTTCAAAAGAAGCAGTTACAGGACTTATAGTTATACCAGCTTGAGCGTCATATTCAATACCTAAATCTAGTAAGCCGCCTACACCGCTTATACTTGTGATTGCTTTAGCGTCAACATCACTAAAGTCGTTTACAAACAAAGACGCAGTAGCTGAAGGTGGTTGTACGCTAGCCTTTGCATAAAGGGCGACTGAGTTAATATCAAAATCAGCTAAAACAGCTAATATCTCTTTCACAGCCTTGGCATCAACATCCTCAAACGCATTTACAGAGGAAGTAGTAGAAACACCACTTAAGAAGCTTTCAGCTTTTGCATCTGTCAATAATGTGTTAGCAGATAGCTGTGCATTTGCATTAGTTAGGTATGCCAGGGCAGCTAAAGATGAATTAGCCTGACTATATGTAGATTCTGAAAACGCACTAAAGCCTAGCATTCTTTAACTCTTCTATTCTGTTTGCAGCAAGCCGTAACAGGCGTGTATACTTAGGATCAGGTGATTGATCCCATCTAGCATGAAACCGCATTTGTTTCAGTAAAGCTTCGTCCTCTTTATCTTCAAAAGATTTAACTAACGGGTGCTTCATTCTTTTTTAGAAACCTTTTAATCAAAAAACCACTAATATCTACTTCATACCACTTGTGTCTGTTATCGTATTCTAAAGGCTTAGCGTGGTGGTTATTGTGTAATGCCTCGCCCCAATCAAGTAAAGCCCAGAACCAAACATTTGTGCTATCATCTTTTATTTCATAATTACGGTAGCCTACAGAGTGTGCTAGTATGGTTGTACTTATAGACATAAATACTGTTACAAATGTAGGTGCTATACCACCAAATACTACGAGCCAAGGACCACCTAGTATAAAAAGAAACATCCACCACAACACAAACACAAAAGCGTAGTTAGTATTTAACCACTTATGGAAGGGTGTAAACAAACGTCTAACTCTTTTAACGTCACCTTTTGGGTAATCTAACCAGTAGAGCATTTTAAAGCCTTTGAACTTAGGCGAATGCGGGTCTAACTCTGTATCAGAATACTTATGGTGATCCATGTGTATACTAACCCAGCGAATAGTGCTACCTGTACCTGCTAAACAAGCAAACACAGAGAATACATACTCCATCCACTTGTAGCGATACTCGAAAGCTTTATGGCATAAGTATCTATGATTATTGATAGCTATACCCAAACCACCAAAAAGAAAATAACAGAATAAAGTTACAAACAGTGCAGCAATAGAAAAGTAATTATAAAAAGCGTATACTGTTATAAAACCATAAAGATAATATACAAGGTTGTATAAAAGATTACCTAACTCTCTATTCTTGAACATTTAAAGTCTTAAACCTCATACCCTTGGTAGGTTGAACAAAATCGTCCATATTTTCTAAGTCTTGCTCTAACGTGCTTAAAGCATCTGTGTTTCTACATCTACGTACCCAATTACCGTCTAAGTATATATGTACATTTATTTGAGGGTGTGCATCGTAAGGAAAATCAAAATCTCTGGGTTCCTCTACAGAGTAGTCTACTATATCGAAATGCTCTGTGTAGAAAGCTCTTCTTGTCTCCCTCTCTTCTTTAGAGGCTCTGGCACGATGCCTTTTCACTAGATATTTTTGAGCCTCATCTTCAGAACCGTCTAGCCTAGGCTCAATAAAGCTCTCACCTACAATAAGCTTTTCAAGCCGTACAAGCATACGTGCGTGATTTAGAGCGGTGTTTAAATAGTCCTGTTTTATAGAATCTAATGTATCCATGTTTTAACTGCCACTTATTTGTAATATATCAAATTCATCACTAGGCGTAAAGGTAGTAGTTGTGCTAGAAGAGGTATAGCTGGAGTCTGTGAATGTACGTGCGCTATTAGTAAAGCTGGGTGTAGAAGTTGTGTGAGAAAGCGTAGGGTTGTCGGTATACCAACTATTATTGCTTGCAAAAGTACTTAATGTTTGACTTGTTTTTATCATCTTATGGCTGTTGTATTCATAACTAGTATATGAATTAGCATTTATGTCATACTCACCAAAAGCAAATCTAGTAGGAGTCACACTATTTGACTCCCTTGCCCCCAGACTAACAAAGTAATCATTTTCTGCATAAAAAATTGGTATTTCTGAAAACATAGGCTGCATGTAGCTAGTGCCGTTATATGTCAGTACACCATATGAACCTCTATCTGTCCATACACCTTGAGAGTTTATATAGAACAGACGAGGGTAAACATAGCTACCTGCTACTACAGCAAAACTATCTCTTCCTAAAGGATATATTTTAGGTATCTTGCTAGTTTGTTGTGTATAATATCTAAATTGGTGAGAACCACTAGCACTTCGCATTACGAGATAGTAGCGATTTGTTTTGTTATATGTCGCCTCAAAGGTAGCAATTCGTGCGCCTGAAGGGTGCCTGTAAAAATTATTATTATTTCCTATTTCTATATCATCGAGGCTGCTATCAGAAATTGAGGCGGTATAAAAGGCAGAGTTGGACCCGTCACTTTTATTAAACAGTCCTAGCACTCTATTACTCTGAATTGCAACACGTGTAGAGTCATATTCATATACAACGGCATCTGTTTTAAAAAGATCAGTAGATGTAAAATCGAACGCTCTAGCCCAAGAAATAGAACCGTCTGAAGTATCTACTTTTGCAAGGAACATTTCGTTATTACTACTATTGCGACCATAGATATAAACGTACCCTGATGATCTAACGTCACTACTTATAGCATATACATTACCGCCAGATAACACCTTCGACCATTCTCTGGTAAACCCATCAAAACCATGTAGTGAAAATGTATTAGAAACGCCCACTTCGTTGGCTGAAACAACATATACATTATTAGCATCAGGTGCAGATGTTCTGTAATAATATAGAGTTTGAACTTGGCTCGTTCTCATAAGAACTGCAGAATTAGTGTTTACTGGATCAGTTAGATCAAATGCTATAACAGCATCTTTGCTTGATGTCCCTGTTCCGTAATTAAAAAGTTTAATATTTGCAATGACATACTTATGAGTGGAAAAACCTGTATACAATTCATGACGGTAGTCGTAACTAATGTCCTGATTGCTACTGTATAGGTGAAAAGAATTACCGTTTGAGTAGCCTGCGCTAGCACCATAATAATCACTAAGTGACACAGACGACCCAGAAGTAGAGCCAATTAAAGCTCTAACATCTGTGTCATTCAGACTAACAGTTGTACTTGTTGTACCGCCTGCCTCTATGTGAATATCATTAAAGCTTATAGGACCGCTAGTCTGAAGAGCCATTCTTTAGCACCTCTATTTCTGCTTTTAGTTCTTTTATAGATTCTACTAATAGACCAATAATACCATCGTAGTCAACAGTCTTATAAGTACCCTCGTCACGTACCTCTTTATCTACTACTACTTCAGGTAAAACCTTCTCTACATCTTGCGCAATCAAACCTGCAGAAGCAGAACCGTTATGTTTCCAATTAAAGGTAACACCTTTTAGTTGAGACACTTTATCTAGTGCATTATCAATAACCTCAATGTTATCTTTTCTACGCTCATCTGATACAGAGGTGGTTGTATATGCTGTAATATTACCTTCACAGATCATATCACCATTTGCTGTAACACGTACACGGTCAATGATATCTACGTAATCAGTAGTACCCTCAACCATGCTAAGCATTTCAACGCCGCCAGCATAAAAAGCTATATTGTCAACACCAAAGACCATGTACGTATTGCTATCACTTTTGTGCCTGATACCGCTACCAACATCAACCCAAGTAACAACATCAATGCCTGAACTTGTTGAGGCAAAACTATAAGAGCCATCCGTATAAGCAGCAACATAGGAAGTGGTAGCAGAACCACCAAAAGCTTTAAGGGCAGTTTGCTGAGTACCATTTGAATTTGTTTGGAGAATTATACCATCCCCGTTTCCAGAGGTACTGTTTCGCAATATCATATTGCCGTAAAGGTCTTTGATAATATCTGTGCCAGAGGCACTGATGGTTAAGCTAGCTAACCGCGCTGCTGTATCTGTTCTGACAAAATCTGAGGATGCAAAACCGCCTAGCTGAGTAGAGTTAGTTGCGGTAGTTGCAGTACTTGCTGAGCCTGCAGAGGTTGCATAATGTGACAAAGGCCAGTTATTAGATTGAGTCTCGTTTACAGTACCAAGAGTAGTAACAAAAGATACATTCCAGCCATCATCCCAAGCATCTACATCTGATGTATAACCTACCTGTACATCTCGTACTAAGACTTGCGGGTAGCCCCATGCGCTGTTTGTCTCACCAATCCAAACAACGGTTTTTGTACCGTTATCACCAAATCTAACAGTGTAATTCTTAGAAGTCTTTGTTGTAAGAACACGAGCTTCACAGTTAACCCAAGTATCGGAGGAGTTATTGACATACCCTGCTACAAAAACACTTACAGATTCATTTGTGGCATAATCATAGATATCCACATAAAAGGATATCATGTCGTTTCCACCAAGGTTAGGCAATGCAATTTCAATAGCACCAGTGTGGCTACCTGAAGTGGTTACATAATGCCCTCCTTTAGGTCTAGGTATGTAGCCGCCATTGGCGCTAGTCTCATAATAAAGAGAACCACCTGAGTTTATCTTTATCTTACCATCTACGCTAAGTGTAGAACCGTTACTTAGGGTATCATTGGCGTTACTACGTAAGAAAGCACTGCTATCAATACCGTCCAACAGGTTACTGTCAGCAGCTTTAGCTGTAGCACCTAAGTAATAACCGTCTGTGACCTGTGTTCTAAATGTAGCAGGTGTAATATAACGAATATAGCTGTCGTTAGATGCATAAATCCTGTCAATGGTATTTGTGGTTGCACCTGATGTTGTATTGATCCAGCCAAGCTGTAAGTAACCATTAGAGTCACGCACAGGGACAGTATTGGCTGAGTCACGTGTTGTGCTTAGGTGGTAACCGTCTAACTTATCAGCATCTAGGCCAGAACCAGAGCCGTCACTTGTGCTTGTCCATACTTCACGCCAACCTGGTGAATAGCTACTACCTTGGTTGTTATAAATAAATACCTTACCTGCTGATCCACCTGTGTTGGGTGCAATAGCAAGGGCTGTGACATTACCCTGTGTGTTGTCCGTAGAGTTATCCGTCCACCATAGCCAAGAAGTACCTGCTAGTTCTGTAAATCTACCTGCGTCTGTTAAGTCTCCATTACCTGCGTAAGACCAACCTGTTTTATGCGCTGTAAGTTTACTGTCAAAAGCATCGTCACCTAACGCCTCTGTAAGCAATGCAGACGTTGTTGTACTTGTATAGTATCCATGCCCTGTATGACGGAAATGATCAATAGAAGTAAACCTTGCATCAGCTTCTGCCTCTGTATAGTAACGCCCATCATGCGTATGACTGTCATTAGCCACCGTCACACTCAGTGTAGCATTAGCAGAGCCATCCCAAGAGACAGAACCAGATGCGTCACCAGAGAGTGATAAGGTACGGGCTGTTGTCCACTTATCTGCGTTAGGGTGATACGCATCTGTAAAGAAACGTTGCCAACTACCCAAAGTGCCGCTTGAGAGGCGTCGATGATACACTGCATCGCTATTGAACGACTGCGCAATGTCCACATACCAACCGCTGCTGTTCGCATGGTTTGCAATTATATGGTGATACCAGTCATTTGTTGGGTTGCTTGGCGCATTGCCGTTACCATTGCTGCCGCCGTTGCCGCTTTGGTCAGTCCACTGCAAATAAGCTGCGCCATAATCAATCGTAGACTTTTCAACAATTCTGTTGTGAGTGTGGCTGTCATTCGTTACAGCAGCAGTAAGCGTGACGTTAGCAGAACCATCAATAGACACATTACCAGTAAGATCACCACCTAAAGTAATGGTACGGGCAGTAGTCCACGTATCTGCGTTGGGGTGATAATCATCACGGAAGATGTTTTGACCTTTAAAGCTAATCGCGCTTGCGCTGAAGCTCAACAGGTTTTGCGCTGACCCGCCTGTCATTCTACGGAAATGGAACCCTGATGCATCTCCATCATCATCGTTATTGTGTGTGAAGTAGATGTTACTATCGTCTACATGTACTGTGACGTTATCATCTTGCCCTACTTGACTTAATCCACTGCGCTGCCAACGGAAAGGGTTACTAGATGTAGAAACAATGTTCGCACCGCCTGTAGCCTGTACAGTACCATTTACAGTAAAGCCACCATCAGAGTGATCATGGTTGTGGCTGTCATCAGCCACCGTAACACTAAGCGTAGCATTAGCACTACCGTCCCAAGAGACAGAACCAGATGCATCACCAGAGAGTGAAAGCGTTCTAGCTGTAGTCCATTTGTCAGCACTACCAGCATATATTTTACGCCAGCTACCTAGCGAATTGTTTTCATTGTAACGTACTGACAGATAAGGATTTGTAACATTTCTGTCTATGGCGATCTGCATACCATATGATCCAGAACCTGTAGCTGAATACTGATCACCTAAACCAATATAAGCTGAATAAAATTGAGAGCCACTTGTTCCTGGGCCATTTGTAGAACCCTGTACATAACGCCACCCAAAGTTATAGCTTGGTGTAGTTGCATCAAATGATGTTCTAGTACCGTGATCGTCACCCATATTGTTGAACAGGCGGTGTTCATCTGTAATGGTGCTAATGCTGTGATTGTGACTATTGTCACTTACAGCAACACTCAGTGTAGCATTAGCACTACCGTCCCAGCTTACGCTGCCTGATGCATCACCTGAGAGTGATAGGGTGCGTGCTGTTGTCCACTTATCTGCGTTAGGGTGGTAGTTGTCCATAAAGATACGTTGCCAGCTATACCACGTATCGTTAGTATCATTCATGCCACGAATGTATGTACCGTTATTTAGGCGTTCATGGGCAAGCTGCATAGCCATGCCACCACTGGCAGACGTGTTACCTACAGACAGCATTGTTCCGTATTGGAAAGGTGCATTTGTATGGCCTGATGCATTAGCATTGTAGAGGCTGTGAAAACCAGATGTCTTAAAGCTGTCCATATTCTGAGCGCCACTACGGAAAGTAGCTTGAACGTTTGGAAAACGGCTGTCTGCTTCACTCTCAGTATAGTAACGCCCATCTAGGTTAACGGAGTTGATACCTGTGATATGCCCATACGTATCAAGAGTAATATCTTGAATGACTGTGCCATTAGAGTTGTTCACAGATGCTTGGCTAGAGGTATCTTCGTGGCTAAATTCTGTACCTGTCAGGTCTAACCCTGATCCTGCTGTATAGGTTGTATCTGTTACAGTTTCAGTAGCAGATGTTAGACCTGTAACGTGTCCAAACCCATCAAGCGTAACATCCTGAATGTAGGTACGTCCTGAGTTGTTAACACTTGCCTGTGTTGATGTATCAGAGTGTGCAACAGCATCAGCAGTAACAGTAATACCGCTACCTGCCCCTACGTTAAGCGTTCTATTAGCTGTAAGGTTTCCACCACCAGTAAGACCATTACCTGCAGTAATAGTACGAGAAGTAGTTGTTTTACCATCTAGTGCCGCCTGTAGTCCATCTACGTTAGAGATAACATGTGAGTGTGAA